GGTCAAGTCCGGCGACTTCGCTGTCGCTGGCACGAACTTCCGCCACGTTCGACAGGGCTTCACCTGTACGGACTGTGGCTTCAGCGCACTCATCCGTGACCGATGCGGCAAGTGCGGCGGCACGAACTTAGAAGAGGCTTAAATGGTCGTAGCACCGTTCTTCCAGACCGAGGGCTTAATCGAGCCCTACGTCTCGCTCAACGAAGTCAAGTTCAGCCCCACCGCTTCGGCTATTGACTTCTCGAACCTCATCGAGAACGCTAACCAGTTGGCACAAGACCGAGCACTCCTCGAGCTCATCAAGCGAGCCTCGTCTATGGCCGACATCTTCTGCTACGGCAAAATGGGCTCGCTCAACGCTACGAGCAACACTGAGAACGGCTGGTATCGCCCGAACCGAGACGGCAACATCACGTTCAGCCCCTCGTTCACGCCTATCCTGGCAGTCACCGACGTTCAGGTCGGCTGGGGGCCTGGCTCTGGGCTTCAGGAAATCACTATCTCCACGAGCAACGTGGCTATAGATCGTGACCAGTTCATCCTGACTGCGCCCTCGACGCTCGGCCTCTACTTCGGCTCCCTCGGCATCGCCGGTGGACGCTGGGGCTACCAGACCAATATGTGGTGTCAATACACCTACATCAACGGCTGGTACAACTCATTCCTGACGGCCTCCGCTACGGCTGGGGCCACGACTATTACGGTCAATGACACCACCGGCCTCTACGCCGGAATGAACTTCTCTATCTGGGACGGGATGAACGACGAGTACGTCGGAGTTTCCTCGATTACGGGCAACGTCATCACCCTCAAGAGCCCCCTGCTCTACAACCACGGCCTCGGCGTGAACACCTCAACGCTCCCAGCAGCCGTGAAGCAGGCGGTCATCCACCTGGTCGTCGCTCTGGTCAAGGAGCGTGGACAGGGCGGTCTGGTCATCAACGAAATCGGCGAGCCCACTTCGGTCTCAGGCCGGACGGAAAGTTCGACCCACGATATGATGCTGGCCTACGACCTCCTCGAGCCTTTCAAGGTCATCGGCGGTCGCCAGTGAGCCGGACAACGGTACGCACCCAGTTCATCAACTACCTCAACTCGGCTGGCATCACCTATCTGTCCGAGGTCAAGAACTTCCCAGCGAAGTTCACCCCCGAAGGCGAGTTCTACGAGGGACAAGACCCAGGCCACCAGCAGGGCTGTATCGTCTACCCCTACATCGAGACGCAGAACGAGAAGCGCATCGAGCTCACGGGCGCTACGGGTGGCGGCAAGGAAATCGTCTACGAGGTGGTGTTCACCTGTATCTTCCGCTCGAACAAGCGCAAGACCGAGGACGCTGGCGTGGACGCCGAGACCTTTCTGGACTCGTTCACCAACGCTATCCGAGCATCAAAGAACTGCGGCGGCAACGGCCCTATCTTCCAGTGGGGCGAGGGTCTGACCAACGGCGGCCAGGACATCGAAGTCACGTCCTACTACCCCCGTCAAATCAACGGATCCGCTTCAGTGACTCAGGTAGTTTCAACGGTGCGAGTCCGTGTTATCGAAATCACCAACTCCAACTCCTACATCTCATAAGGAACGAAATGTCATTCACCTACACCGGCTCGGAAGAGCGCATTTACCCCAACATCCTCGACACCTCGGGAAACGTGCTCGTCGCTATCCCCAACGTGACCGTGCTCGACACTGACCCAGCCGACGGACGCTGGACTGCCAGCACCCCTACTCCTGCACCAGCAGAAGCCCCTGTGACCGCCCCAGAAGCCCCTGTGACGGACGCAACCGCATCAACCGAACCAACCCCTACGAACTAAGGAACTCCAATGGCCGGCCCATTCTTAACAGCAAACTCGTACCTCGGAATGGTCATCGAGACCACCGAGGGAACGCTCCCCACGTCTGGCACGAGCTACTGGCTGCCCGTCACGACGCCACAGATTACCCCCAACCAGATGTTCCTGCGAGACGAGGCGCTTCGTGGCTCACCCACGACTGTCTACGACCAGGTGGCCGCCGTACGTCACGATGAATTTGAATTCAAGACTTTTCTGTTCGCTGACACGTTCCCCGTCTTGCTCCGCTCCATTCTCGGTGGCACGGACACCAAGACCGGCTCAGGCCCCTACAGCCACACAATCAAGGTGCTGAACAGCCCGTCCACCGGCTCACAGCCCCCCACCTACTCCATTCTGGACTTCGACGGCGCTAACTACTTCACTGTGACCGGCGCACAGGCCGACACGCTGGGCATCACGTTCGGCGCTGACGCTGCTGCCGAGGCAACTGTGAAGTATATGGGCAATCCCTACACCTCCTACACCAGCGCCCCGACCGTGTTCGCTACGCAGAGCCTCTCTGCCGAGCACCTCATCCCAGCCTGGAACACCGTGGTCTCAATCGGCGGCACGACGTACACCAACGTCTCGACGGGCGAAATCAGCATCAACCGCAAGACCCAGCCAATCTTCACGCTCGGCACTCAGGCTCCCTACAACCTGTTCGCTGGCCCTATCGAAGTGACCGGCAAGTTCACGTTCGTCATCAACTCGACGGCTGACGTATTCTCCACCGGCTCCGGCGCATACGGTCTGACCCGTTCGCCCGAGGCTATCGTCGTCACCCTGACTGACCCCAACGACCAGACCTCGAGCACGAACCACTCGGTAGCGTTCACGATGTCGGCTGCGCAGATCCACTCAATCAAGCGCACTCGTGGCAAGGAATACACCGAGCTCGAAGTCGAGTTCACGGCCAACGCCAACCAAACGGACTCCGCCACCGGCTACAGTCCTATTCAGGCCACCGTCATCAACGCAACGTCACTCTCGTACTAAAGCATCACTAAGAAAGGGAAACAATGCCTATCGTCTCACTGCCCAATAACCAGTCTGCTGTCATCGCCAGCCGAGAAGAAATCACCGAGCGCACGTCTCGGGCTATCTCTCGTGCCTATATGCGAGCAGCCGGAACCGCCGCCAAACTCGCCACCCTCGGCTTCGACGACCAAGACCCCAAGACGTGGGGCCTCTTCGCCGACATCTCCGAGGACGACCAGGCGAACCTCGACGGCTATCAGGCTCAGCTCATCGTGGGTCTGGTGAAGCAGTGGACACTAGGCGACCTGCCGACCTTGGAGAGTGCGCTCGACCTGCCCAAAGCAACGTTCGACGCACTCTCTGAGGCCTGTGGTGTCGAGTTCAACGGATCTACGGTGAACACGGAGCCCGACGTAGACCCAAAAGCGCCTACCGCCGACTCGGGAAACTAAAGGCCGCCCTCGAGGGTAAGTCCACCGAGGTAGACCCTGAGCTGCTGGACTACTACCGAGAGCACCGCTTCCGCAAGGTCTATGGCGGTAGTCACGAGGACTTCCTCTCTCAGCCCAAACAGGTGACGGACTGGCTCCTCGCAATCGCTCGCACCGAGCAGGAGGTGGCCAATGGCTAGCGGTATCGAAGTCTCGGGGCTCGGCAAGTTCGACGCTGGCATCCAAGCCCAGAAGCGCAAGGTGGACGCCGCCACCGAGAAGTTCGTGCGCCAAGGCGGTGAGGTCATCGCCGGTAATGCTCGCAAGCAGTTCATCGGTGGCAAGGAAGCGCAGGCGACTGATGCCTGGCGCTCTGACGCTTGGCCAGTCCCGACCCGTCGCACCGGCAACCTACAGCGCTCGATCCGTGTCACCTACGTCGGACGGCAGGGCTCCTCGTGGGTCTCGCAGACCGGCCCAACTGTCAAGTATGGGCGCAGGGTAGAACTGGGCTACACCGGCACGGGCCACTTCCCGTACTACACCACTCGCCCGTTCCCGTTCCTACAGCCTGGTCTCGAGCAGTCCCAAGACCAACTCCAACGCCTCTACGCTGACCTCGTCACGGCAGCGCAAACTCTCTAAGGGAAACCAATGCCACTTCTGCCCCCAGTGATTGCCACGCTCCTCGCCGACACTAAAGAGTTTATGGCGAAGATGACCGAGGCTGAGCACAAAATGGGCAAGTTCGGTCTGGCTGCTGACGCATCTGGGACGAAGTTCAGCAAGTTCACGAACTCCGCCACAACTGCTGTCGCTGGGCTTGGCATAGCGTTCGCTGGCTTCGCTGTCGATAGCGCCCTAAAGTTCAACGAGGCGCTGGACAAACTTCAGAACCAGGCTGGGCTGACCAAAGAGCAGGCCGACGCCGCAGGCCAGTCCATTCTCGGCATCTCGAGCGCCACGGGCATCTCCTCTGCCAACATCGCCGCCGCCTATCTTCAGGTCTCTAAGGCCGGAATTAAGGGAGCCGCAGCTCAGAACCTCGTCACCGCCGCCGCAAAGCAGGCCGTGGTCACTGGGGGCGACGTGGCCCAGACTACGCAGACTCTGGTAGGTATCCAGAACCTCCAAATCGCCAAGGGAATGTCCGTCGCCGCAGTGTCTGACCTTATGGTCGAGGCAAACAAGCGCCACCTCGGATCGCTGGACAGCCTGACCCAGACCCTCACCGGCAAGGTCGGAGGCGCACTCGCAGCTCAAGGCGTGAGCCTCGCAGAAATGGCCGCAGTCTCAGACGTGGCCTCGGCTGCCGGATACGGAACCGCCAAGTCCTACACCCAGTTGGCCACCGGTCTGAACAAGATTGAGAACCCCACGGCTCGCTCGGCTAAGGCTATGGCTTCTCTGGGCATCAACGCCGACACGCTGGCCAAGATTGCCCGTCACCCTGGCACTGGTCTGGTGGACACGCTCCAATACCTCGAGACTGTCTCCAAGAAAACCGGCGTCTCGATGAACACCCTCATCACCGATACGTTCGGCCCTGGTGCTGTCGGTCTGGTCACGACGCTGGCAACCCACGTCGGCACTCTGGCTAAGAACGTCAAGGCGCTGAGCGGTGCTTCTGGCACGGGGCTAAATACGGCGTTCGGCGTGGCCTCAAAGCAACTCGATACGCAGATGAAGATTATCGAGACCAAGTTCGTGAACTCCGCCACCACGTTCGGCCTGACGCTCATCCCCTACATTCAGACTGCGGCGAACGACATCACGGGCGCTATGAACTACCTCTCAAAGCACCCTGCCGCCGTTAGCAACATCGGCGACGTGCTGGGCGCTGTGTTCGCCGGAGCTCTTGGATCCAAGATTGCCAGCATCGGTCTGCGCATCGCCAGTAGTTTTGGCATCGAGGCCGCAGGCGTAGAGGCAGGCCCTATCGGTCTCGGCATCGCCGGAGCCTTTCTCACCGCTTCGCTCATTCCTAAGGTCTATTCCAACGCAGAAACCGACAAGCAAAAAGTGCGCAACGAGATGAGCAAGAACAAGTTTCTGGGAGCCTTGGACTTCTTAGGCTTCACGGCAAACGTCGCTACCTCTATCGCAAACAAGGGTCTGCAGTTTCTGCCAGGCGGCCCACAGATCCCTAAAATCCCACTCATCGGGTCAAGCGGGTCAAGCGTGTCCACATCGCAGCGTCCAACGATGCCGAACTACCCTGGCCCATTCCGCAACCTCACCACTCACACAGTGCGAGTTAAGGTAGTCAAGTAATGGCCGAGACGTTCGACGCAGACCTGACCGGCGCTAACACGAGCTGGGATATTGAAATCGAGGTCGGTATCATCGCCGACGCTCTAATCCGTGACCCCAACTTCATCAAGGCCGTGGCGAACGCTATCCGCACCGCTCAGACGAAGCAGGCTCGCACTATGGGCAACCTCTACGGGCCGAACGCCCAGCGCCCTAAGCCTGCCCCGACCACCAAGCGCAGGCTGTCGTGACGCTCCCCTCGCTTCCAGCAATCAAGGTCTACATCGCTTTCAACCCCACGCTGGGCGGCAACACCCTGGCTACGGCCAATCAGGTCTCGTTCGTCCAGCAGTACGGCGGCGTGAACTACTGGACTGACGCTTCGGTCTACCTGCGAGACTTCACCACCAAGACGGGAAAGCAGCACTACCTAGACCGCATCGAGGCCACCACGCTGAAGATGACGCTCAACAACCGAGACGGCTTCTTCAACGGATCTCCGAACGTCATTACCCCTCGCCTGCCTATCGCCATTATCGGAACGTGGGCGAGCACGGGCTACAACGTATTCTGGGGCATCATCGACTCCATTACGGAGAAACTGTCAGACGCTCTGAACTCCGACCTCGACGTAGAGGCCAGCGACCTGCTGAAGTACCTCAGCCTGAAGTACCTTTACCGCCCCTCGTTCTGGAAGCAGTACGCCACCTCCACGTCTACCCAGTCGTGGTATCGCTGCTCCAACTACTCGTCTACGACAGTCACCTCGGCCACGGCACTCTCGAGCTCGTCAATCAAGTACCAGGTCGTCAATACCAACACCACGTTCGCCGTCGGCTCAACTGTCACAGTGACCGGCCTGTCTGGGCTCTCCACGCTCAACCAAGCGAACGCCACTATCTCCGCAGCCGACTCGACTTCGTTCACTGTCTCGGGCGTATCTACGACCTCCGGTGCTTCCTCGACCAGTTCAGGCGTGGCCTATCTGACAACCTGCTACGACTACGTCTCGAGCAACAACGGCACGTTCTCCGGTCAGGTCTCCTACCCCAACCACGGGGCGCTCATCTACGACACCGACGGCTGTGTGGACTTCTCCGGTCAAGGAAACATCGCCTCGGGCGGTATCGTTATCCCAACCAGTTCGACCAACTCCGGCTCGTTCGGTGCGATTGACCTATGGATCCTCGGCCAGCAGGTGCAGAGCAACACCGTCCTGAGCGTGAACTGGGGCAGCTCTCGCACGAACACAATCATCGTCAGCATCTCTTCCACCGGCATCCTGCAGGCTTCGGTCAATGGTGGAGCGGCTACGAGCGCAGTCAAGGTGAACGACGGCTACTGGCATCACGTCGGCCTGGTCACAGTTGGCTCGGGCTCGTCGGGGCAGGTATATCTCTACTGCGACGGCCAGTTCTACAGCCTCGGCGCTTCGGTATCCTCAACCTCTCTCTACGCCTATCAGAACGTCAACGTCGGCGCTTCACTCTCCGGCGTGTTCGGCTTCAACGGCCAGACGGACGAAATAGTCATCGCCAACCTGTCCAACCTCTCCGGCATCGCCGCCGAAGTTCAGCAGCGCTACAGGGCTGGGACGATGCTCCAACTCGGCTTCCCCGTGACCTCCACAAAGGTCTACTCGGGCGACCGCATCGCCGAGGTGCTCACCCTGGCTGGCTTCGGATCTATCACCGGCGGCACGACCTCGGCAGTCTCGACGCTCAACGTCCCGAACTACTACATCGCCAACGGCTACCAGAACTACGTCTCCTACGGCTCTGCGACCTACAAGGGCTACGCCTCGACTGAGCCTTACTACTGGGACTCGCCTATCGACTCCTCGACGGCGCTCGACCTCATCCAGCAGATTACCGACACCGACATCGGCTCGTTCTTTCAGCGACCTGACGGCACGTTCTACTTCCTGCCCCAGAACTACTACGGCACTTGGTCGTTCACCTACGCCACCCCACCGAGCGCCAGCATCGGAACGTGGACGCTGGGCTCGTTCACCACGGCTACTATCTCGGACAACGGCAACGGCTACCCCTACGACGTGCAGGGGCTTCAGGTCATCCAAGACGACACCGACCTCTGGACTTCGGTGCGCATCACCCCTCAGGCTGGCGTAGACCAAATCTTCGAGTATGTCGGCCAAGAGGCTCGCTGGGGCTACTCGACCCTGACCAAGAGCTCGACAGTCTCCTCGTCACTCCAAGACGCACTCTCGAGCGCCTACTTCCTCGCCTATCTCTACAAGGCTCCTCTGCCCCGTGTCAATAACGTGACGCTCACCAGCGAGGCCACAGTCGGCGGAAATCAGGGCTACAACCTCTCGCTGATGCTGGGGCTCAACTTCGGTGACGCTCTGACATTCCAGCGCACCCAGCCCAACGCCACGGGCTCGGGCATCATCAACCGGCCTATGTCCGTCGAGAGCATCAGCCACGAGTTCGCCGCCGACCCTGGCTACTGGCACACCCACCTCATTCTTGACCCGTATCCGGTGCGAGGGAACGGAAGCATCTCGTGACAATCCGCAACACCACTCAGTACGGCGCTCAACTGACCTCACTCGGAGACGGATCCGATGCTTCGTTCTGGCGGCTCAACACGGTCTGGTCGTCGGGCGTGGCCGGAAACACCAACACCAGCATCGGCACGACCTACACCTCAATCCAGTCGCTCAGCTCGCCAGGCGTGGCCGGTGGCTTCACGAACTATCTCGTGTTCTGGTCGTTCGGCGCAGGTAATACCGCCCCCTCGACCTCGTCCTACATCGACGTTCAACTGGGCTACAACAGCAGCACTCCGGCGTTCGGGCCTGGTCGCACCGGCTACTTCACTACGGCAGGCGGCAACTTCTACTCGGGGTGCTTCCCTCTGACCACGGCTGACATCCAGCCGTTCATCCTGTACCTCTTCGTCAAGACGGAGAGCGGCACGTTCTACGCTTCGTTCGGATCTATCACCGTTATCGGTATCAACTAGGAGACCTATGGCAAACTGTAAACCAGCAATCGTCGAGTGGGCGAAGTGGGCTGTCGCTAACAAGGCGCACTTCAACTACACCGAGGGCGCTCAGCGTATGACCGCTATCGGCGTGTTCCCACCTAAGTTCCCAATGTTCGCTGACTGCTCAGCGTTCGTGACGTGGTGCTACTGGGTCGCTGGCGCACCAGACCCCAACGGCCTCGGCTACAACCACGAGGGCTACACCGGCACTCTGCTCGGCCACGGCACGGAAATCCCCCTCCAGCTCGTCGAGCCTGGTGACGTAATCGTCTACGGGCCCTCAACCGGCTGGCACACCGCTCTCGTCATCGAGGCCGGTCACGACCCCGTGACTATCAGCCACGGACAGCAGGGCGACCCCAGCATCGTCAAGGTCTCACAAGACGGACGCCAGCCACAGCGCTACCTGCGCTTCAGCACCGAGGGAACGCTCCGCACTCCGCAGGCTCTCGAAGTCCACAAGGTCGCCACGCCAGACCTCCACAAGACTGCGCCACAAGTCCACCAGACGGCCCCAGAAGCCCCTCAGACGGCTCCTGCGCCCACTCCTGCCCCAGCGCACCCCGAACAGCAGTTCGCCCCTACATCACCGGTCACTATCGGCTGGCCTCTCCTCAAGGAAATCGAGCACATCGCTCACGAGGTAATCAAGGGGCCTGACGCATAATGCTGGCCCTCGACCTCAACTCGTTCAACTTCTGGGTGCAACTCCTCGTCTCGGTGGGCTTCCTGCTCGGCTTTATCTGGGGTGCTATCAAAGTCGTGAACCAGGTGCGCCTGATGTTGCACCACGGCATCGCCACCAAAGCCTCTGACCTCGCAGCTCAGAAACTCATCAACGAAATCGAAGAGATCAAGGCGCAATACAAGCCGAACTCCGGCTCGACTATCCGTGACGCTATTGACCGCATCGAGCGAGCAGTGAACAAACTTGACTACAAACTCGACCAGGTGCAGAGCGAACTAGACCGCCACATCGGGGCGCACGAGGGCCTGTAATGGCGAAAATCGGACACTGGGACTTCCACCCTCACGTCCGCTCTGGCGATGACCGCACGTTCGGAGAGCGGTGCGCCGACGCTATGCGCCACGGAATGGGCTCGTGGCCGTTCGTGTTCGGCTTCGTCGTGCTTATGGCAGTATGGATGACGTACAATGTATGGACAGGAAGCCCGTTCGACCCCTACCCGTTCATCCTGCTGAACCTCTGTCTCTCGACGTTGGCAGGGCTACAAGGGGCAATCCTGCTCATCGCTGCGAAACGTGCGGATCGCATCTCGTCCGAGTTGGCGAAGTATCACCTCGAAGTATCAGAAAACATCAAGCAAATGCTCGCTGACCACAAGGCGATGCTAGAGCAACTGAAGTAGCACCCAAATCCGGTGTACCATTAGTACGCCCCAATCCCCTTAGGAGCCCCCAATGGCTGTTAGCCTGACCAACCTTGTCACCCCCACTATCGCCGAAACCAAGTCGTGGACTGTAGACTCAATCGCTCAGGGCTACAAGAGCGACCAGCGTTTCGAGGTGTACAACTTGCGCTTACTTCGTGAGGTAGATGCCACCGGCGCAATCACCACCTTTCCCCTCGGAACCCACGGCCCATTCGTGCTCCTAGTGGACAGCGAGCAAATCCTCTGCGGAGACGCTGACTACGACACCCAGAGCGTCACGGTCTACAACTCCTCGCTCGGCAACGGACGTGGCTACAACGGAACGACCGTCGCAGCTCACCAGGCATCCGGATCGACGACCCCTAACGTCACCGTCATCTCGACCTCAACGGCTCCGCAGCCCGTCGTGCCTACGACCAGCACCGTCACCTTGACCTCGGGAACGGCTGTTCAGAACACCGCCTCGACTGGTGCGATCTACTACGTCGGCATTACGGGTGGCACGTCCGGAACCGTCTCAGTCGCTATCGGTGCAACGTCGGCAACCTCGACGACCGTCATCCCAGCCACTGCTGGCAACGCCGTCGCCTCACAGACCTTGACCGTTCAAGTTCCTACGGGCTGGTACATCAAGGTCACGACCTCCGTCGCAACTATCAACGCTTCAACCGTAATCGTCACCGAAAGCATCTAAGGATAAATAATGGCACTCCTCGCCGTCACATCAGAAAACACCGCTATCGCAGCAGTGTTCGTCCCCTCGACCACCTACTACCTGAGCCTCCACTCGGCCACACCAGGGCAGAACGGCGCAAGCGAAATCACCGGCGGCTCCTACGCTCGCCAAGCGCTTACGTTCGGCGCTGCTTCGGGTGGCTCGGAGAGCTCGACGAACTCGCAGACGTTCACCAACCTCCCTGCTGAAGCCTCGGGTATTCCCTACTTCGGCATCTGGTCGGCGTCCTCGGGCGGAACCTACATCGGCGGCGGCACGACCACCGGCCTCACCGGATCACTTCCTGCCGGTATCTCGGTGAACTTCGCCACTGGCGCTGTGACCGTCGCTATCTCCTAATGGAGCAGACGTTCTCCGCTACAGCCGTAGCAACCTACACCCTGCCGGAACCCGAAACGCCTAAAGAGGACTAACT